TGATCCAGCCACCAATTTTCTCTGGAAAGCCCGCTCGAAAGCGTATCTTGTCACAGTCATACCATCCACCTTCGTTCGTGTAGTTAGCCTGATCGCGGTTAATACCCGGTTTAAACTGCAACTTGATTAGCGGCATGGCGCACCCCTTATGCTACGTTACGCATACGATCAACTAGGCGTTGTGCCCGATTTGTGACCTGCTGATACCACTTAGAATCTACCATCTCGTCGGCAGCAGCGTTCCAATCACGTGCATCTACGCCGCGCTTCATTCCTTTGAACGCGCTCAAACGAGGTCGGCCCATATTAAACATCATATTGGCGATGATTAACTGTACTTCTTCTGGTAGGTCATCCCAGTCGTCATATAGCTTCTTGCACTCACCGATAGTGATCTGCACATCCTGCTCAAACACTTCTACTACACGGGCCTCGTCTACGGGAGTACCGACTTCTTGTCCGTTTTCTGGGTCATCTTCAGTAACCAGATGGCCAATACCAAACGTAGGCAGTCCAAGGTGATCTAGGTAAATTTCGTACTTGCAGCCTTCGTCGTACTCCAGCTCCATGCGTAATTGGTCGATATTCATCATGCTTTCTTCCTTTTCTTGGGTTTACCGGCAGACCTAAGTGCGATAGCAATCGCTTGCTTTTGGGGCTTACCTGCTTTCATCTCTTTTCTAATATTAGATGAAATGGTCTTCTTTGAGCTTCCTTTCTTTAAAGGCATTACTTACCCTTCTTCATAGCCATAAGTTTATCTGCGCCCTTGACGCCAAACGACGCTGAAACCGCGATAAATAACAAATATTGATACCATTCCGGCAAGGAATTGAGTGCGCTAAACGCCTCGTCCATACGAGTAATAATGGCTTGATCGTCCATCGCCACGCTGTAGGCAACAGCAATCAAAGGCGCACTAAGGATCAAACTGAACCACTCATCCTTCCAAGATGACTTTGTAGCATCAGCCATAGAGGCTTCCCAGTTGGCATCATTGTTTATCTTATTGATCTTGGCTTGCTGAATTGCTTTCTTCTCTTCAGCCTTACCTTTGATAAAGTCTTTGCCTAGCTCAAGTGCTGGACCTAATAATAAGTTAAGCATGACGTTACCCCGCTATCAAAGCCGTTAAAAAAGAAATTGAAGAAATAACTGCGACGAATTGGACATCACTTAGACTAAGCATCTTTATCACCCACTAATAGCCAAATGGCAAATAGACAAACAATTAACCCAGATACAAACTCCATATTAACTGTCCTTTTTCTTCCCTGCGATTGCTGATGCCCCAAAGAACGCGCTTACTAATACGGCAATAGACGCAAAGTAGGTCGGAGCGATATCTGCGATCAGGTTCGCGGCTGTATCCATACCGAAGGCATTAGAAAGAAAAATACCAAATGGATACAGTAGAAGACCAAAAAGAGCAAACCAAGCCATTTTGCGAATTGAATCGCGCTGGGCATCCTCGTCTTCCATCTTGCGGCGCATGTCTTCCAACATGATTCTGCGTTCTTGTTCATCCAGCACACCGTCGCCATTGAGGTCGTACTTTTGCATTTCTTCTGTCATATCAATATCTCCAACACATTGTTCTTCGTTTCTATGACTTGGGCATTCTTTCCGTATGTTATTGATTCTACTGTGTATTGATTCGAGAGCCTCTGCCAGTTTATATATGGAAGTTCCTTTGACTTCTGCTGGTACTCCGTAACCGGACACCATGCGTCGGGCTTCCTGTAAACGGGATGAAAAGGACTTATGAATAAGTCGCTCATCCACTACTTACCTTTAAGACTAATAACCCACAGTAATAGGGCCACGGCCCCGCCCACAACACCGAGAACAGCAATGCCAATAGCCACATACAAAAATCCATTCTGTATGGCTTTTTTTCGAGCCAGTTTTTTAGCTTCTGCACGTTTGCGCTCGTTCTCCCGCATTTGCTTACGGTTAGCTATGAACTTTTGGTAGTCATCCCACAGTCCTGCCCGACCGTTATAGATAAACATTTGCTTGACTTCAGCCTCATGACGCTTGATGTCCTCTAGAGCCCAAAAAGCCTGCATGTCACCATCTTTAGCATCTTTCTCTAACTGGTCTTTTGCGTCGGCTAGCTTAGTTAAATCCTTGCCCATTTCACCGACGGACTGAACATGCCCTGCAAACTCTTTAATTGCGCCAATAGCCTCGTTCGCTATCTTGATCGCTGCTATGGCTTCAAAAATCATTACGATGCCGCCTGTAGTGTTGTTGACCCTACGGTAGTAAACGTATGGAACCAACGAGTAGATTCTCCTGACCCGGAGCTAGTTACAGTGCCACCAGTAAGACGCTGTACAGCCGCTACATAGGACACGATCACAATACCTTGATAACCAGCACCACCTGAAGTTGCCCCACCTGATGAGCCACCGCCACCACCGGATGCGCCATAGTAAGTAGCAGCGCCACCAGCAGAACTAGAGCCACCTTCTCCACCGCCTGTTGCACCACCGGGCGCACGATAAGTACCGTCCCCACCACCGCCACCAGTACCACCATAGCGTTGACCCGTAACAGACCAAACCAAGCCGTTGTTACCGGGATTACCTGATGTATCATCTACACCGCTAGTGCCAGTAATACCATTTGGAGTACCGCCTGCACCGCCACCAGTGCGCCCAGAACCAAACTTGTTAGATCCGTTGCCGCCACCTTGTCCGCCTGTGGCTGTTATAGACAATGAGCCACTTAAACTAGAAGTGCCACCGTCTCCGCCAACATTTTCAACACTACCCGCAGAACCAGCGCCACCTACTGTTACAGTAGTAGAAAAACTTGGGACAGTGATTGTAGTAGAACCAAAGTTAAAGCCACCAGTACCACCTGATGAGCCACCGCCACCATCGTTGTCGGGCCAACCGCCTCCGCCGCCGCCTCCGCCGCCTACAATAGCGTAGTCTATATCTAATTGGCCGTGCGCGAGCTTCCACGTTCCGCCATCATTGACATAAACCTCAATGGCTTCTTTATTAGTTCCAGCATCATTAACATATACGTTAGTGGCTAATTTCCACGTTCCGCTATCGTTAACGTAGATACCAATAGTCATTACGAACTAACCCTATACCAAACATCTCCAGATGACCCACCGGATGGAGCAGAAGTAGATATAGTCCTAGTGCCTACGGCATTAGTACCCACAGTAACGCTGTTAACTGTAGTGCCTGAAATAGCCCCGCCCGTAATAGACACGCTATCCGCATCTTGAGTAGAGATGGTGCCTAGATTACCTACTTCTGCGTCTACATAAGCAGTTGTAGCTACCTTGGTTGAGTTATCAGAAGAAGATTGCGTAGTAGCTGTCACTCCGTCAGCTAGACTGCCTGCCATAGCTGTAAGAGTTTTGTTAGTCAGCGTCTGGGTCGCAGCTTCCGTTACAACCGGATCTACTGTTGCACCTATTGTAAGAGACGTAAGGTGTGTAGTTACATCTACTACGTTAGACCCAGTCGAATAGACCCACATAGTCTTACCAGCAGGGACAGATACCGTAGAGCCAGTCGAATTAGAGATAGCAACGGCATCAGCACAGCCATTGTTAACAATGTAGGTTTTCTCGATATCAGGCACGGTCAGCGTACGTGCTGTTCCGCCAGTAGTACCCGTCAAGTTGAGACGTACGTTACGTGCGGCCTGTGTCGCATTAGAGTTGGTAAGGGTTATAGAGAGATCTGAGCTAGAAAACGTAACATCAGCAGACCCAACAATCGCTTCTTCTAGCGTCGTACCTAGGTTTGTGTTCGTGATCGAACCCCAAGTGGTCGCTTTCTCACCTGTGGTAATCAGCTCAAGTTTCAGATTGTTACTATATGTACTCGCCATACTTCACCTACGTTTCTATCTCAACCCACGTTACCGTGTTGCCATCATCCACGAGCGTCCACGTGGTGCTTTGTGAATCATCTACGTCTACCCAGCTCGGAGTCTGGGCGTCGTCGATTTCGCCCCAAACAAACGCTATGCCGAGTTCGCCTGCGGCCACCACACCAGTTGGGGTTATCGTAGCATCTGCAGTAACTGTAATGCTACCAATTGCTGTAGTAGCTCCAAGCCCAGTCTCAGTAACTATGGCTTCCGCATCAACGCCTTCGTCCCCTACAGCGGTATTAGCAGCTACACCTGTGACATCTAGTGACGCATCCGCAGTAATAGTTACATCAGCAATCGTGGCCGAGCCCTGAACACCCGAAATG